TTTTTTTATTTTAAAAATTAATAAAATTCACTAAATCTTGGCAAAACAACAATCTTCATGCCATTAACCATTGAGGAAGTGGTGAAGTTATCTATTTAAGTTGTTAAAACACATAAAATTAACAAAATTTCAAAAATAACCGGCAAAACAGTACCCTGCTTGCCATTAACCATTGAAGAGGTAGTTTGATTATCTGTTTTAGTTACTAAAAATGTGAAAATATAGGAATTTTCTAAAAAAACTAAGGAATTTCACTACTTGCTTGCCATTAACCTATGAAAGGGAAAAACATTTTATCAAAAAGGAGGAAAGAAAAATGGAAATGGAAAAAGAAGAAGTAAAGAAAGGCAATGAGGTCGATGCATCAAAGCGAGAGTTAGATGAAGATGGTCTTCCACAATCTATTAGTTTAGAAAAGGCTCTCGAAAACTTACCCCCACTGGCACCAGCACTCATTGAAGGTATTTTAAGGAAGGGACACAAGATGTTGATATCTGGTTCATCAAAGGCTGGTAAGAGTTTCTTGTTAATGCAGCTTGCTATTGCGCTGGCTAAAGGTAGAGAATGGTTAGGTTTCAAATGCAAGAAGTCAAGTGTTCTATATGTCAATTTAGAAATTGACTCAGCCAGTTGTATGAATAGGTTTGCAGAAATTTATAAACGGTTAGATATAGAACCAAAAGACGATGAGTTTTTATATGTTTGGAATTTGAGAGGAAAGTCAATGCCACTTGATAAACTTATGCCCACGTTAATTAGAAGAGTTAATAGTCGTGGTGTTGATGTTGTTATTATTGATCCTATTTATAAAGTAATAACAGGTGATGAAAACAAAGCAACCGATATGGCAAAGTTCACTAATCTATTCGATAAGCTTTGTTTAGAAACAGGTGTAGCCGTTATTTACTCTCACCATCACTCTAAAGGTGAACAAGGATTTAAAAGAGCAATGGATAGAGCATCAGGATCGGGTGTATTCGCAAGAGATCCAGACTCACTTTTAGATATCATCGAACTTATATTAGAAGATGAGTTTAAAGAGGCTTATTTAGATAATCAAAATATGACTGCTTGGCGTCTTGAAAGTAGTTTAAGAGAGTTTAGAAATATTACTCCAGTTAACTTTTGGTTTGATTATCCAATCCATATAGTAGACAAAGAAGGATTACTTACCAAAAACTATGCATCAGGTGATCCTAGACATAACTTAACCAAGAGTGGAAAAAGGAAACAAACTCCGGAATCTAGAAAATTAGAATTTGACAATGCTTTTGATATTAACCTTGAAGAAGATGGAACTTGCAAGTTATCTACTTTGGCTGAATATTTAGGAGTTACCGATAAAACGATTAAAAATAGAATCAGTGAATTTAGTGATGAATATATAAATAATCGTGGTGTTGTTTCAAGAAAAAGTGAAGATGGAATATAGGGAAAACATCCGCTTCACTCACTAAAAATTCGGAAAACGAAAATAGGGATAAATGCCCTTTATTCACAAAAATAAGAAAAGTGGAAAATAGGCCTTATATATATGAAGTTCCTTCCACTGCTGACGCATATCGTTTGTAGGATAAGGGCATCGTAGTAACTGCCCTATCCCAAACAAATGCATCACCAGTCAGTACTGCCTTTTTTCTAAACCAAAAATCCTAAAAACTCTAAAAAGTGGTTAACTATTACAACAAATTTATAGGATTTTTCAAAAATTTTAAGTACCATACCCCCCTCATAAGCTTTTAACAAGTGACGATGGGTACCGCATGGGGGGCCTTTAAAAAATACTAGGCAGAATTTTTGAAAATTTGATTTTACATTTTGAGATTGGTTTAAGGTTAGATGATAAGTGCTTTAATTATTTGCTAAAAGGGCTCAACGATTTGAAGTGTCCGTTTTATTAAGTAAATGTGAATGAATACTTGTCTTTAAAAATCAAACAAATCGTTGGGGGGTTATTTAGGATTTTATAAATGTTGCCATTAGTAATTAAAAGGAGGATTAAATTATGGAAACAATAAAAAGAGAAGTTACCAGATTAAAAAAAGCAGGCTATGGTTTCGTAAAAATAGCAAACATTCTATCTATTTCAGTTAAAGAGGTTAGATCCATTTGCAAGGAAATAGATGAAGTAGAACTGTTAAATGGAAACTGTAAAAACTGTAATTCCAATATTACATCCGTAAAGGGTAAGAAGATAAAACAATTTTGTAGTGATCGTTGCAGATGGGATTATTGGAACAATAAACAAAAAGTAGAAAGATAAAAGAAAGTTATTTAAATTGCATCAAAGATTGTCGACTTAATAGTAAAAAAGACTTGACTAAGGAAGGCTAATAAGTGATGTATATAGTACCGCAAAAAAAGAAGGAGGAAACTTTATGAATATGGTAATTACCAAAATTGAAGCAATACCAATAATACCTAAAAGAATAAAAGTAGCTGCATATGCTAGAGTTTCCTCTGGAAAAGAAGCGATGCTTAATTCATTAGCTACTCAAGTTTCATATTACAAGAGACTAATCCAAAGTAAACATGATTGGGAATTTGTTGGTGTTTATGCAGATAAAGCAATTACTGGAACTAAAGATTCAAGAGATGAATTTCAAGCTTTACTTAAAGACGCAAGGGCTGGAAAGATCGATATGATTATTACAAAGTCGATATCTAGGTTTGCGAGAAACACAGTAACGCTACTTGAAGTAGTAAGAGAATTAAAAGACTTAAATGTTGATGTCTATTTTGAGGAGCAAAACATCCACACCAATAGTGGTGAAGGTGAGATGATCCTTACATTTCTAGCAACTTTCGCACAAGAAGAATCAAGAAGTGTATCAGAAAATATGAAGTGGCGAATAAGTAAAGATTTTAAAGCTGGTTTAATATGGGGAGGTAATTCATCACTTGGTTACACTCTTAAAGATAAGAAACTTTATGTTGTAGAAGATGAAGCAGAAACTGTAAGACTAATTTACAAGTTATACTTAGAAGGAAATGCCGATGAACGTATATGTGATATCTTAAACTATCAAGGAATTAAACCATATAAGACGAAGAAATGGAATCGTTCATCGGTCATTAAAATCCTTACCAATTATAACTATACAGGCGACCTTATCTTACAAAAGACTTATAGAGACAATCACCTAACCAAAACTATGTGTATTAACAATGGTGAGTATAATAAATATCTTGTTTTAAATGCTCATGAAGCGATTATCGATAAAGTTACTTTTAATGATGTCCAAAAGATGAGAAGGTTAAAAACTAAAGATATTAACTTAGATAAAAAGAAAAAGACATTATTTAAAGGTTATATAAAATGCGGTAAATGTGGTAAAGCATACACCTATAAAAAGACACCTTATAACATCGTTTGGATGTGTTCCACTTTAAGAACTAAGGGCAAGTGTGCATGCGATGCTAAACAAGTACCAGAGAATAAAATAATTGAAACTGCTAACAAATTATTAAATTTAGAAACTTTCGATTTAAAACGCTTTGAAGAAGAAGTTAAACAAATAGTCGCACTACCTAATAATAAGCTCTTGTTTCAAATCGTTAGCGGCACTGAGCAAATATTAGAGTGGGAATATGAACCAAGAAGTAATAGTTGGACAGAAAAAATGAAAGATGAAGCAAGAGTCCACTATTTAAAAAGAGGCAAAGGAGGTAACAGTAAATGACAACTAAAGTAACAGTAATACCATCAACGATAGATCCATTAACGCAGTTACCTCGTAATAGTAAAGAGAAAATTAAAGTTGCAGCTTATGCAAGAGTCTCAACTAACTCAGAAGAACAAAACACAAGTTATGAAGCCCAAGTAAACTACTATCAAAACTATATTGAAAATAAATATGAATGGGCCTTTGTTGGAGTTTATGCTGATGAAGGAATTAGTGGAACAAATACCAAAAGAAGAGCAAGCTTTAACCGGATGATTGAAGACGCTTTAGACGGTAAAATTAATCTAATCATTACTAAATCAATCTCAAGATTTGCCAGAAACACACTTGATACGATTAAGTTTGTAAGAAAGTTAAAAGATAAAGGTGTTGAAGTATTTTTCGAAAAAGAGAACTTATGGACACTTGATTCTAAGAGTGAATTAATCTTAACGATTATGGCTTCTATTGCACAAGAAGAATCAAGATCCATTAGTCAAAATGTTACATGGGGCAAAAGAGTATCATTTCAAAATGGTAAAGTATCCTTTGCCTATAGTAGATTTCTAGGTTATGAAAAGAAAGACGGTAAAATAGTAATCGTTGAAGAAGAAGCGAAAGTTGTAAGGTTAATTTATCGGATGTTTTTAGTTGAAGGACAAACACCGATAGCAATTAGAAATTATTTAACAGAACAAGGCATTAAAAGTGCAGCTAATGCTACTTGGAGAGCACATGTTGTTTTATCGATATTAACTAATGAAAAATATAAAGGTGATGCATTACTTCAAAAGAAATATACTGAAAACTTCTTAGAACAAAAGATGGTTAAAAATACTGGGCAAGTTCCACAGTACTATGTAGAAAATAGTCATCCAGCTATTATTGATAAAGATATGTGGGAAATGGTCCAAATTGAAATTAAAAGAAGAAGAGAAATGGTTGGTGGTTTTTCATCAGCTAATATATTTGCAGGTAAAATTAAATGTGCTGATTGTGGTGGCTATTATGGTAGAAAGACATGGCATTCAAATTCTAAATATAGAAGATCAATTTATAGGTGTAATAAGAAATATGAAGAAGGAAAAGATAAATGTAAAACACCACATCTATCAGAAGAAGAAATAAAAGAAAAGTTTTTAATTGCTTACAATATAACAATCAAAGATAGGGAAAGAGTTAAAAATGATTTAAAGGAAGTTCTAAAACTAATAACAAGCAACAAAGGCATTGATAAAGAGATTAAAGAAATTGATGCAGAACTTATAACATTAACGGAATCAATAAATAAACTCATTCAAGATAATTCAAAAACAAAAAGTGGTATTGATGAGTTTGATAAAAGACTTAAAGAACTAAGAACCAGATACGATGATTTAAGAGAAAGAAAAGAAGAATTATCAAATCTTAAAAGAGAAAACTCAGCGAAGTCTTATCGAATAAAAAAGTTTATCGCTAATTTAGAAAAATCAACGGATAAACTAAAAGATTGGAATAGTGAGCTTTGGATGTTAACGGTTGAAAGTGCAACTGTTTATAGAGATAAAAGAATTAAGTTTAAATTTTTTGATGGAATAGTAAACAAGTAAGGAACTCCATGTAGATTGATATGTGGAGTTTTTTATTTGACTTTACAAATTGTAAAATATAAATAAAGTTGGGGAAAAGGTAATAATAATGCTATAATTTAAGTAAATAGATTTATAAAAAATACAAAAATGAAGGAGATGCTATGTTATAATACATTATAAGTATAGTAAATTAAATTAAATATGGAATGGGTATTACTAGGAATTGGTATTTTTATAACTGTAGTTATCTTGATTGGTGCATTTTTGCATGTTAAAGATAATGATGATGACGATGATGGCGGATATGATCCCCACATGGGTGGAGGAAATAAATAATAAAGGATGAAAATTTATGATAACAAAGAAAGAACTTCTTAGAAGAATTGAAAATTTGCATAGTACTTATGAAAATATTACTAATTTTGACGAATTATATAACAAAATAATGGAAAGTTATCAAGATTCAAAAGCATTAATTAATCAACAAATACTTGAATATGATAAAAAAATAGTTCAAAATAGTGCTTTAATTGATAATAGATTAAATGAGTTTAGAAGTAAAATTGATTTAGCTATTGATGAAACCTTTAACAGTAGTAAAAAATGGCTAGATGAACAAAGACTTAATTTTGAAAAATATACCCAAGATGCTAAGGAAAAACTTTCGGAACTATCAAACGAGATAGTAATTTCTAACGAGTCTGTTTTAGTAAGCAAAGAAAAGGAAATTAGTATTAAACTGGATGAGTTCATAAATAAACAAGCCACTACATGGGATAACAAAATAGAAGAAATCACACTAGAGGTAAAAAGTGTTTTAGATAAGCATGCATTAAATTTAAATGAACTCATAAATTCGATTGTTAATAAAAATATACAACAAATCTTAATTGATGATATTTCTGCAAAAGCAAGCGAAAATATTCTTCACTCCTTTAATAAATCTTTAGTAGAATTAAAGCAACCAGAAGTTGAAAGCATATTATCCTTATAGGCACATGAGATATTGTGATTAATAGAATTATTTATAAGAATCTTTAATTGTGACATCGGGAATGATGAGGGATATGAACCTCACATGGGCAGAGATCTCTAAAAGTTTTAAAATATTTTGATATTTAAAGTATTATAAAATGTAAAAATTAATTAAAAACATGAAAGGAATACATGCTATTTAATTGCGTGTTGGTATAGTAATGATTATTAAGAATGAAAATATTTATAAAGAAGCTCATGACATTTTAAGGAAGGGTTTAAACAATCCAAAAGCAAACTTTAGAGAAGGGCAATATGAAGCAATAGAAGCTGTTTTTACTAATAGACGTTCATTAGTTGTTCAAAAAACAGGTTGGGGAAAATCATTTGTTTATTTTATTAGTACAAAAATTAATCGGAATAAAAACAAAGGAGTAAGTATTGTTATTTCTCCGCTATTAGTTTTAATTGAAAATCAAATTGAAGCTGCTGAAAAATTGGAGTTAAAATGTGAAGCAATTTATCATGGAAATAAAGATGAGCACGCGGATATCATAGAAAGAATGAAAGAAAATGAAATAGATATTGTTTTTACCACTCCTGAAAGCTTATTTAATATTTTAAGACCACATATTGATATGATACAAATTGGTATGTTTATTATTGATGAGGTTCATTGTATTTCTGATTGGGGCCATGATTTTAGATTAGATTATCGGCGAATAGTTCAAGTTTTAAATCAATTAAAAAATTCTAATTTTCCGGTTTTGGCTACTACAGCGACTGCAAACAATCGAGTTATAGAAGATTTAAAAGAACAAATCGGTCCGAATTTATTTATATCAAGAGGTAGTTTGTTCCGAGATAATTTATATGTGCAAATTATTGATTTAAAGAGTAAAGTTAACCGATATGGTTGGATTTTAAATCATATAAACGATTTTAATGGTACAGGGATTATTTATTGTTTAACTACTTCTGATTGTGATAATTTAACGAAGTTTTTACAAGAAAACAATATAAACGCTTTAAGTTATCATTCAAGTTTAGATTCCGAGGTGGCAGATGAAAATATTAAATTATTTGTTAAAAATAAAATTAAAGTTTTGGTGTCCACAATTAAACTTGGAATGGGCTATGATAAGCCAGATGTTTCTTTTATTATTCACTATCAAGTTCCCAAAAATATAGTCTCATATTATCAGCAAATTGGACGCGCTGCTAGAAATATTAAAGAGGGATTTGCTATAATGCTTAAAGGTGGAAATGATTTTGATATATTAAATCATTTTGTGGACAGTTCTTTTCCTGAAAAAAAAGAAATGGAAATTATTTTAGAACAATTTGATGAATTGGAATATGATTTTAATAAAACTTCGCTATCTTCACAAGGAATCGCTAAAAATGTTAATATGTCTTTTCAAAAAATTAATCGAGCTCTAAAGTTTTTGGAATTTGATAACATACTAATTAGAGAAAAGCAAAGCTATTCGCTTACCGGCAATAAATTTGTTTATAATCGAGCTCATTATGAGGAAATTAGTAAAATTAAAAAAAATGAAATTGCCGAACTTGAAGAATTATTTAAAACAAACACATGCTTAAATAAAAAAATCATTAATTCATTAGATGATAATTTTGATTACAATTGCAATAATTGCAGCAATTGTTTAAAAAGAAAATTATTTAGTGATAAAATTGAATTGAAATACATTGAAAAAGCAACCCAATATCTAGATAATGATTATATAGTGATTAAACCTAGAAATAAATATAAAAAGAAAATTCAAGGAACTGGACAGTACCAATTTCCTCATAGATATGGTTGGGACAGAGGTAATTATATACCAGCAGAATATTTTGAAAAAGAAATATTAAATGGATTTGCATTAAGTAAATATGGCGATGACGGTATAGGACAAATTATCAAAGAATATAAATATAGTAATAAGTCATATCCTGAAGAAGTTTATGTCAAAGCTGTTAGAATTATCAATATTTTTAAGAAAACACATGGGATTACTGACATTGTCTTTGTTCCTAGTTTAAATAATAAGTTGATGGATGAATTTGCTTTGGAATTATCTAAACGGACAAATTTAGAGTTTAATAATCTTTTTAAAAAACTTAAAAATACTAAACAAAAAGATATGCAAAATTATTTATGGCAAATAAAAAATAGCAAAGAAAACTATGAATTAAGAGCAACCAATAGTATTAAAAACAAAGTTTTCTTATTAATTGATGATATGATAGATTCAGGATATACTCTAACTTATTTGGGTATAAAACTTTTAGAAGCAGGAGCAAAAGATGTTGTTCCAATGGCATTAGCTGATAGTGGCGAGAAGGTGATAGACAATGACTAATCGAGATATGGTTATTTTGTTATCGAGTCAAATATCAAAAAGCAACCTATATAAACCATACACTAACACAGAATTAAATAAAATAATTCATAAGTTAAAAAGTAAAAATATAGAATTAAAAGATATATATGATTATTCAACTGATGAGTTAATAACTACTTTTTTTGATAAAGAAAGTCTTTCTGAAAAAGAAACATTATTTATTGAACGGTTATCTTTTTTAATGCAAAGAGAAGGAAGTCTTGCTTTTAATTTAATGGAAATAAAAAAATGGGGCATTAATATAGTAACAATATATGATGAGAATTACCCATTAAATATAAAAAAGCATTTAGGTGTAAAGGCGCCTTTCTTGCTTTATTATTGCGGAAATTTAAATATTTTAAATAATAACTTGATTGGCTTTGTGGGATCTAGAGCTAAAAAAACTAGTGAAGATGATAAAAATATAACAAAAGCATGGGCTCAACTGGTTATTGATAACAATTACGGTGTTGTTTCTGGAGGGGCCTCTGGAATTGATACTTATGCGATACAAACCGCATTAGAAAATAATTCACCATTTGTTGAGTTTTTAGCGAGCGAAATGGTCAATAGAATTAAAATAGTTCAAATTTCTAAAGCTATTCAAAATCAAAAAGCATTGTTAATTAGTGAAGTAAGTCCTTTTGCCTCATTTAATGCGGGAATGGCAATGGCCAGAAACAAATACATTTACATGCTTGCAAGTAAAGTAATAGTTATAAAAGCTGAATATAGCATTAAAAATAAGAAAAAGACTGGTGGGACATGGAACGGAGCTATCGAAAATATTAATTCTAATTATAAAAATCTTTTTGTTGTTGATAATAAAAAGAATAAAGGGAACCAAGAGTTAATTGAATTGGGTGGGTTAGCCATCAATCAACCTGACATTAACTCTTTATTCACTAAAACTCATGGGGTTTTAAATGAAAAAGAGAAACAAATAGATGAAAAAATGATTCAAATATTGAAAGATTCTAAAACATTAAATAAAATTAAATGGTCAAAACGAGAAATTGATAATATCGAAATAATTAAAGCAGCAATTAACTTGGTTAGTTATTCGTTTAAAGATTTAAATATAGATAAAACAACCTATGAAAAATTATATAAATTTTGCTATAATGAAGCTACCAAAGAAAAAATTACGCAAATAAGTTTATTTGATTTAAATGATATGGAGGATTAATAATGGCTTTAAAAAGATGTTTAAAATGTAAATCTATATTAACGACAGAACAGTATTCTAAAGGGTATGACTATTGTTATGACTGTTATTTAGAAAACAAATATAGTGAGGAGCCAAATTCTGATTATTCATCAACGGAAGGATTAAAAAAATGCAAATTATGCGATGAAATTTTGACAACAGAAGAATATAAGAAAGGATATGATTATCATTTGAAATGTTATTTAAAAATTAAAGGTAAGAAAAAATATTATTGATGATAATGTATTTTTAATCAAGAAATAATCAATAACAAAATAAACCATAATTGTCATAGTAAGTTTTGCCTATTCATAAAATAACTAATTTAACTGCTTGTAATTTAAACTCTCTAGAATATTTCTCTCTCATAAGTAAACACCTCTTTATCAATATATTATCATTATTCTCTTATTTATGTGTCTACTTTATTGTATACCATCCATATATGCAGGAATAGCAACAATTATCGGAACTATTTTTGCAATCCTTCATCAATTAGGAAAAATTTAGATAATAGAAGTTAATTACTTAGTAAACTTTCAATAACAAAAGCATAAAAATATTAAAAAAACGAAAAAGATTTATTAGTTATCTTAGGAGCCATGTTTTTAAAGATGGCTTAATAAAGACAATATTTAGGGGTGCGTAAAATTTGATAGGGGTGCGCAATTGTATCGCACGGTAACTCCCTTCGCACTTATAAACTTGTAAAGGGACGCTAGGTC